ATTCTTTTTCTTATGGAAATAGTGATGATGAGTTTGAGATAGCTATTGTTAAGTTTGTACCAGGTAGTGATGATGATTGGAGTATTACATATGATACAGATATTACTGGAGATGTATTAGGTTATCAAACTAAACAAGATGTTATTGATGTTATTCAAAAAACAATTGCTCTTTAATCATTAAGAGCTCTATTTATATATAGGGCTCTTTTTAAATACATTAAATATTATGAAAATAATTAAAATTATTCAAATAGTGTCTATTATAGGAATGATAGTCTGTTTTGTTGGTTTGTATAATTTATATCATCCAAAAACAACGTATTACATTCAATTGCTTGATTATAATCAAGTGGAGATAAGAGATGCAGAAGACAATTTAATTAAGATTACAACATTAGACAGTGTTGCTTATTATTTAGAACAAGACAATATATAATTATGGAGAGTAATATAGTATACTGGAGAAAGAAGAATGGTGATTTGATATCTGTAGATGATATGAATGAGAATCACCTCAGAAACGTGCTTAAAATGATTATTAGAAATAATCAAAAAGTACAAACTACTTGTCCTCATAATGCTACACAAGCATTAGAGTTAAGTGGTGATGCAGCCAATGATTTTAATAACAATTATCCAGAGGATGATGATTATCCTTGTGATATATATGATACTTTTTAAACCTAATTCCTTATAGCATTATGATAACATTATGTATAATTCCTAATTTCAAAGGAACAAAAAAAGAATTATGCCAAGCATTATTAATATGTTTGGCTTTAGACATGTTTTATATTGTCCCATTATTATGTATGTAATTTATAAACTAAATATTTAAAACAATGAACACAAATCAAATTGAAAAACTGCAAGAAGAAATTAAAAATGTTGATCAACAATTATTTGAACTAGATGAAGTATTATCTTGTTCTGATGAAATAGATATTCATAGATATTATGAATTAGAATCTATGTTGGTTACAAAGAAAAGAAAGTTATTAAGTGATTACGAAGATTTAATTGTATTGTAATTATGGTTATTTTAAATGGAAAATGGGTTGATAATAATTTTAACCCAATAGATGAAAGAACTTCTCCTCAATTAATGGAATTGGGGAGAAAGGTGAAATCTTTATATGGAAATGATATTTCATATAATAGAATTGGGTTTGTAAGTGCGCTTTCTTCTTTAAGTGAAGAACAAGAAGAAGGATTAAGAGTTGTATTTGATAGTAATTTAATAGATAAACTAATATGATGTATTTTGTATTTTGCTATTTAGCAATGGCAGGTGTGTTGTTAAATCAACATGAAAGTTATAAAGATTTAAAATCTTCTGATTTTTTAGCTTTATTTTGTGCTCCAATTGTAATTCCAATGTTAATTGGAATGTTTATTAACGATAAACATGATGAATAAAGGAAATAGACCAAGAATTCCTGCTAGGATACTAGTGGGAAGGGTTGTTGCTTCAACAGACCCTGTTCAATATGCTTGTTGTAGAACATTAATTGTATGTCAAACATACAATAGTCTTAGTTATAAGAGAATAAATAGATTTGTAAAACAAGATGAAAAATGAGCAAATATAGGTTTAAAACTCAAGAGGAGTTTATAAGAGATGGGCAATGGGAAGATGAGTACGATTGCCCTGAAGGCTGGCATGTTGATGGTGAAATGAATCATTATTTAGGCCAAGATGTTCCTGAAGGAGCTAATGAAAGTTGTGATCTTCATGAAGATTTTGAGGATGATGGTTGGTATTTTCAAGTTACTAATTATGTTCTAAAAGAAGAAGATTATACAGGTAAGTACATTAAAGCTCTTGTTGATAATCCTAGTTGTACAGGTGTTAGATTAGGAGAAGTTATTAAAATAATTGGTAAACCAAGTGGTTATAGATTAGATAGAACTGCTAGTCGTATTCCAGGGATGCGTATTCCACATCCTTTAAACACTTCTGAATGGGAATTAGTTGAAGAACCTAAACAAAATTCTAAAGTTGTTCCTGGTTATGTAAGATGTGTACATTCATTAATGAATGCTAAAGTTGGAAAAATATATCCTGTTGTTGATGAAACACATTGTTTATGTGAACAAAATAATACATATAACTGGAAGGGAACAGAATTCACTCCAGCTACTAAACAAGAATATGATGCTCAATTTTCTGATGAAAAAGATCCTTTGTATATTTGTAAACAGGAATATCGTAAAGGTATGAAAGTTAGAAGTGCATGTAAAACAGGATGTTATTCAGGAGAATTTATTATTGAAGAAGATCCTAGTGAATTTAGAAACTTATCAGGTAATACAGAAATAGTAGATTATTCTTGTTCTAAAGGTTATCTTTATTTTAAAGGACAATATGCTGAAATATTAGAAGAAGCTCCTACTAAAATACCATGGGCAACAACAACAGAAGATTCAATGATAGGTACTATAGGAATAGGTGAATATTTAATAGATTCTGGATTTGCAAAAAGTAATCCTGAAGCATATAATTGGCTTATGAAACCATCAATAGAAACTGTGCACTCTGTTAGTGTTAACTTACGCACAAAAAAACAAATTAATAAACATTTAAAATTTTAAAACCATGAACAAAACAAAATCATTCGTAAAAGAAATCGTAGCATTATTAAAAGGAGATGATGCAGAAGCAACAGGACAAAAAGTGTTAAGACAAGCTGATTCAGCTTTCAAAACACAAATTGCTTCATTAACAGGAGATACAATTGCTCTTGAAGATAGACTAGAAGATGCTAAAGAAAATCTTAGACTTACTAGACTGAACCATGGCTTACAAATTACTGATAGAAATAGCTACATTAGAAGTTTATTAGATGCTAAAAATCTTCTAACTTCTTCTGAAGAGGCTCTTGAATTACACAATGCTAAGCTAGATTTCTTAAGAGAACAAGCTGCTTTGTTAGAAGAATAATTAAAATTGTATAATCACTGGGGACTATAATCGCACATAAGCAGTTTAAATAGTCAATGTAATGTCTGCGTATCATTGAACTTACCTATATTATACATTTATGTTTCATATCATTGTAGTCAGTTTAAAACTCACTAGAGTGATACAAAAGATAGCTAAGCTGTGTAAAGCGTCAGAACTTATAATCTGTTAGAAGCTAAAGGTTAAACATTATTCCTTTGTAATAGACTGTAATAGGTCTTTAAGACAGAGTGCTACTTTACATAAAAGAAGTATTTTGCTTTACATAAAAAAATTGACTGCTAGGAAAGACTAGCATTTTTGGAGAGATGGCGAAATTGGTAGACGCAAAAAGATAGGTACTAGCTTCATCGTGGGTGTGGAATGAAAAAAGCCCATGCGAGGTCCTACTTGGAAATCCACAATTACAGGTTCGAATCCTGTTCTCTCTACTACAAGTTGATCATTGGTCAACAACACAACTGTGATACAGTGCTCGTACATGCGAGATATTTTAAACAAATTAATAACTAAATAACAATGGAAGAAAAATTTATACCACATACAAAAAAGAAGTATTCTGTTACATCTGATGGAATAATTTATTCTAATTATAAAAATACTAATAATGGTGGAAAGTTTTACGAAAAAAAAGCTGTTACTAAATATTTACAACAAGGTTCTGCTGTTTTTAATTTACAAATTGGTAAATGGTCTAAAACTAATAAATCAAAAGTTTTTTTTGTTAATACATTAATAAAAGAAATATTTAAATTAAAAAAACCAGATGTATTTCATATGTATGATTTGAAACCTAAAAATGGTAATATATTAGATAATTCATTAGATAATTTAGAATGGAAAATTAGATGTAATAATGATGTTAACTTTTATCCTCAACCATATTATGACAAGAAAGGTAATATAACATCCAAATGTTGTTCACATTGTGGAGAAATACATGATATTAGTCGTTATGTGTTACAGAAACCTAACAGACCAGATGAGAATAGTACGTATAAAAACAAATGTAAATCTTGCATACATAAACATCAATGGATAAGTATAAATTCAGACGAACATAAACTTTCTAAATTTAATAAACAAAGAAAAGCATTTACAAATTCTGAAAAAGGAAAAGCTTATCACAAACAATATAGTATAGTTTGGAAAAAGAAAGAGTTTGATAAGATAAGTGATTATTATATAAGTGAAAATTTAAAAATAAATATAAAAGAAATAACACCAGAATTACGAGAACTATATAAAAAAAGAATAACATTAAAACGAAAATTAGAAAATCATGGCAAAGAAAATTAAAACAATGAATGTTACAGATGTAATCAAAGTAACACAAGAGATTGGTGATATATTATCAAGTCAATATCATACATCAAAAGACTTAAAAGTGGCTCAAGGAGCTTTATCAGCTTATAAAACTGCAATTGGTGCAGCTAAAGCTCAATTGATTTATAAAAAATTAACTGGTACACCAACTAGCATTGAATTCTTTCAATAAATTATTTAATACTTAATATCAATAGAAATGAAAACAGTAGAAATGCAACCAACACAATTTCATCAATTCAAACAAAAAGCTAATGATATTAGACTTTGGTTTGATTATAAAATTAGTAACAGCATTGTATATGTTACAGCTGATGAGCATCGATTAGAAAAATTAGGTTATTAATTAATTTGTTTGTAATTAGCCCTAAGAAATTAGGGCTTTTTATTTTAATAAATAAAAACACAATTATAATAGTGATTATTTTAATAGCAGTTACTTATGGCATTTTGTGCTGTTGGTAACGTATCGTGGCTTTATTTCAGTAGTGGAAAAGTAAAAAACCAAAACTTCGATTAAAGACTGATTAAAAAAGTACAAACTGAACTTTAAATTTAAAAATTAACCCAGCTATTGTGTAGCATATGTTAGCAGTAGTTATTTATTCAAAACAATATGAACACAACAGAAATTAAAAAATCACTTTACAAACAAAAACCAACAGCAGTAAGAACTAATTATCAAGGTGATTATGCGCATTATGTGGCACAACTAGATGACGCTTCTATAATTCAATTCCAAATCCCAAATCAAGAAGCAACATTTGGAAATGAAGTCCCTGCTCAACTTTTGATACGTTGGTTGGTATAATTACTGCTAACTATTCACTAGTTCTTATAAAATAAGACCTATACATACAAAACAACAAAAAATAATTAATTATGGAAAAATACTTATTCTGTTATTATACAGAGATTGATGATGAATGTAGAGATTTAGAGAAAATAATTGAAGCTGATAATTTTAAAGAAGCTGTAATTAAATTTGATAACACTACAATTCATAAGAAAATAACTAGTGCTAGTGAGATTATAAATTTTAACTTTACACCAGATTTTACAAACTAAAAACTAAAAATTATGAAAAAATTATTATTATCAGCTATTATAGTAATGGCTATGTCTTGTTCATCTAATAATGACTCTAGTTCTAGCGATACACCAGCATTAGATTGTAATTGTGACAGAGTGGTAGAAGCTAACACTTTTAATGTAGTTGGTACACCTGAAAGTCCTGCTATTAATTATCACACTGTATATACTACAATAAATGATTGTACAGGAATACAGAGACAAAAAAATCATACATCAACCAGTTACCCATCAAGACCACAACTAGGTCAATGTAGATAGTATGAAAAAAATATTACTAATTTCAATGTTATTGTGTAGCACAATAACATTTGCTCAAGAGACATTTGTAAGAAAATATGTTTCTATGATTACTACAAATAATTTTGTAAAATCTGAAGTAGAAGGTGCTGATGTAACTGTTGTATTTAACCCTAATCACCAAAAGAGAATTATTTTTTATTTTTCTAATGGAAATAATAGAGTTTATTATCAATTAGAAGGAGTTACAACAGGAAAAACAAATGCTGGAGAAGAATATCAATTTATTAAATGTTTAGATGAAGAAGGAATAACAACCTTTATACAATTATTTGATGAATTAGGATGTTTAAGAGTTATTATCTCTGAAGGATACAAAATTGAATTTTATACTTATTAATTATGTTTTCAATAGGGGATAAAGTGATATGTATTAACAGTTCAATGTCTGTACATATTGTAGAAGAAGTGAAAAAAGATATGCCTAATTGGGTTGTAAAAGATAAGCAATATATTATTCGTGATATTGTTGATTCTGATTTTGTTGTTGGGGTTAGATTGGAGGAAATAATAAATCCTCCAAGATACTTCCAATTAATAAAAAAATATATGGAGCCTTGTTTTGCAATTTGGAGATTTAGAAAGCTAGAAGAAACAACAAGAGAAATTAGTATTCATCAAGAAGAACTTATAACATTATGACACCAAAAGAAAAAGCAAAAGAGTTAATAGATAAGTTTAAAAACAGAAGTATAGAATTGGGAGAAACTCATTCTCAATTAATGGCAGAAGCAAACGCATTAATAGCAGTTGATGAAATAATGAAATTAGATGTAGTTTGGTATCAAGGTAGCAGAACTTATGAATTTTATGAAGAAGTAAAACAAGAAATAGAAAAGCTATGACACACAAAGAAGAAGCTAAACTATGCCATACAATAGCTGTATTAATATCACTATTAGCTGATTATACAGACGATTTAACTCCTAGTGGTGCAATTAGTAAAGAATTCAAAGAAAAGGCCTTAGAACTCATGCCTTTAAGCGAACAAATGCTTCAAGCTGCATATAATGTAAAAGAAGTTAGCTCTTCTACATACATTAATGATTTGAGTAATAAAATAGATACAGTGATTAGACATAATTTTACAAGAATAGTATGAAACTAATTTATATGCAAAGAACATTTCCTCTCTTATTATTTAAAGAATGGGATGAAATTAAGAATGCTGAGAATGTGAAAACATTAAATGGTGAACAATATATAATTATAAAGAAATAATGTACTATTACGAATGTGAATTAGTTCTTAAGAGCTATATGCCTAAAACATTAGAAAAAGGAATGTTGTTTGTTGAAGCTTCTGAAGAAGGAATTCAATTATTTGAATTAGACAGCATTCCTAGAGATGAAGAGAAGTTTATTGTTGATAATGGAGCTCCTATGGAATTATTTATAGTTGATGGAGATGATGTTATTGTAAAACATAAAGAAATAGGCTTTATAGATGAAGGAGAAGACTCAGAAAATTTATATCCTATATCTATAGAAGAAATAAATTACATTCTTAATGAATGTGATGGGTGGCTTGAGTTAGAAATTATAGAAGACTTCTTTGATGAAGATGAACAAATAGTTCCTAATTTTGTAGAAGAGAAAGTGGTAATTAGAATATTAACAGAAGAATAATTATGAAACAAGAAACAATTGAAGAAGCTGCTGAACAATACATAGCTGAAGATAACAATAACAGGCATTACAATGACTTTATTGAAGGTGCTAAATACATGGCTGAAAGAATGTATAGTGAGGAAGAAGTATTAGAATTAATTAAAAAAACTGTTTATAAAAAACAAAATGCTTGGAAAGTAGGTGAACTTGATGATTGGTTTGAACAATTTAAAAAGAAATAAGATGAAAAACATATTATGGTTTCTATTAAAAATGGTAGATGATAATTGGGGTTACAGCACTCCATTACAAAAAAGATTTAAAGTAGGTGATAGAGTTAAAATCTCAATTCACAGTAAATTGATAGCACATACTCCAGCTACAATAATTCAATTTGGAAGACACGACTATTTGATAGAAGATGATAATTTACAAAAACATATAGTGTATCAATTTGAAATTTATAAATAATGGTTTAAACAATTTAAAAAGAAATAACAATGAATTATATAATAACAAAAAATAGAAGTTATTTTGAGAAAATAGGAGAATACAATTATTGCTCTTTAGAGGATATGATTCTTGGAGATGTAATTAGTTTAGATACAGAAACTACAGGTTTGCAGCCTAGAAACTGTGACATATTTTGTGTTCAACTTGGTACAGGAGATAACAACTATATTATTGTTATGTATAATGATGATTATGAATTTAATGATGTTATTCCTTATATTCAAGGAAAAACATTAATAGGTCATAATATATTGTTTGACTTAGGGTTTATGTATAAACATTCATTCTATCCTGAAAAAGTGTATGATACAATGCTTGCTAGTAAAATATTGTATAATGGTCAAACTGATGAACATTTTGCTCCTATTAGACATGATTTTGGTTCTGTAATGAAAAGAGAACTTGGAATTATATATGATAAAACTGATCAGAAGAATATTCATTTAGTTAAACTTAGTCAAACAAGTACAATAGAGTATTCTTTTAATGATGTTGACAGACTTGGAGAACTACATACACATCTTTTAGATAAGATTGAAGAAGGAGGCTTTACAGACACTTATAATTTACATTGTAGGTATATTAGAGCTTTAGCATATATGGAGCAATGTGGTCTTCCTATTAGCTCTGAAGCATGGAAGAATAAAATGATTGAAGATGTAGAGAATACATTTAAAGCAAAACAAATAGTTGAAGAGTATATTTATGATTATCTTCCACAATATGCAGATGCACAAGTTGATATGTTTGATGATAAGAAAAGAATACACGTATCAATAAGTTCTCCACTACAAATGATTAAAGTGTTCAATGCTTTTAAGATTCCTACAAAAGATAAAGATGGGAAAGATAGTATTGGAGAGAACATCATTAGCAAATCTAAACATGAGTTTGTAAAGAAGTGGTTAGACTTTCAAGAAGCTAATCATAGAGTTACAACATTTGGAGAAACTATATACAAACAAATTGAGAATGAACGTATATACACTAACTTTAATCCAATGGTTGACACTGCTAGATTATCTACTAGAAAAGGAAATATTAATTTCCTAAACTTTCCATCAGATAGTGTAACAAGAAATTGTTTTATTGCTAATGAAGGTAATGTAATAGTGGTGTGTGATTACTCAGGCCAGGAAACCGTCGTTGCTGCTGATTTATCAGGAGATAGAGCTATGACAGCTTCTGTTGTTAATGGAGATGATTTACATTGTGCTTTTGCTAGAATTCTCTTTCCAGAGTTATCAGATCTTGATGATGAAACAATCATTAAAGAACATAAAGCTAAAAGACAATCAGCTAAGAGTCCTAGATTTGCTTTCCAGTATGGAGGTTCTGCCTATACAATACATCAGAATGAAGGAATTCCTCTTGATGAAGCATATAAAATAGAAAATGCTTTTAAAGAATTGCATGAAGGATTATATACATGGGGGGATAAGATGCTTAGCCAAGCTATTAAGAAAGGATATATAGAATCTGCTGATGGTTGGAAACTAGCTCTCCCTAAGTTTGATAAATACTTAGAGTATAGAGATAAAGTAGAAGCTATTACAAAAGAACAATGGACAATGTATAAACAAGGAAAGCTTGATTACAAAAAGAAGTTTGATGAACAAGAAAAAGGAAGGAAGTATGACTATATATATCCTATAGCTGTAAAGTATTACAAATCTAAGAAAACAGAAGTTAGTCAATTCTTTAAGCTTAAATCAGAATATCAACGTCTGTGTCTTAATAATCCTGTACAAGCAAGATCAGCACATCAGCTGAAGCTAGCCACAAGTATACTTTATGATTGGGTTTTGGCTAACAATTACATTAATCAAATTAAAATTGTAAATACAATACATGATGAGATTGTATGTGAATGTCCTGAACATTTAAAAGATGTCACTAAAGAAGCTGTTGAACAAGCAATGTTAGCAGGTGGAAACTATTATTTAACTAACTTAAAAATTAAAGCTGATGCAAACTATGGACCCAGCTGGGGAAAAGCAAAATGATGCCCCTAAAGTAACGAGGGAGAATATTACAAAACATTTAATTGAATATCAATTACAAATGGTTGGTAAAACATTGCTTGATACATTAAGTGATGATAATTGGTATTTTAATATCACTATGACACAAACTGAACATGAAGAGTTTAGAAAATATGCTGTAAAGCTTATTAGAAAAACATTTAGATGTAATAGATTAAATGGAGAAAAGACATTTGATTGGTTTAATCTTCAATTTGGTTTACGTATTAAAAATAAATAACTATGGAAAAAGAGTTTATACCTTACGCAGAGGCATAATCATAATAAAACTAATCATTGTTCTGCACCACTATACCAACAAGCAATAAATTTTTTGTATATTTGTAGTAATAAACAAATAGACATAGAATTAAAAGGTAGTGATACGTATGAAGAAAGAATTAGAAAAATTGAACAAGGATGTAAAGATTTGTGGAATCTACAAAATAACAAGTCCAACTAATAGAGTTTATATAGGTCAATCTAATGATATTAGAAGAAGAATATTAACTTATTTTGAACCTAAAGGAGGTTCATCACAGGTTAGATTAAAATCTTCATTTAATAAACATGGAATTGACTTACATAATCTCATCATACTTGAAGAATGTGAAGAGAGTTTGTTAAATGAAAGAGAAAGGTATTGGCAAGAGTATTATAATGTACTTAGTAAATCTGGACTTAATTGTAAGATGACAACCACTTTAGATAAATCAGGTAAATTAAGTGATGAAACAAAAAAGTTAATTGGTAGTAAAACTAAAGGAACTACTAAAACTTGTCAGTCTACTATGAAAAAAGTTTATCAATATACAAAAGATGGTACATTTTTACAAGAGTATGTATCATTAAGAGAAGCTGAAAGACAAACTGGAATACACGCTTCATCTATTGGACATTCTATTAAAGGTAGAGGTTATTCCAAATCTGCTGGAGGTTATTTATGGAGTTATGATAAACTACAATTTTGTAGTGGATATGTAGGACAAGTAGGTAAAATTATTCAACAGTTTACTTTAGATGATACATTTATAGAAGAATTTGAATCAATTTGTAGTGCAGCAAAACAACTTAATATAAGTAAATCAGGCATCATTAGATGCTGTAAAGGTAAACAAAAACAATGTAGTGGATTCACTTTTAAATACATAACAAATGAAAATACATAATGAATTAGAATCTTTAGGATTCTTTGAATGGTTATCAGAAACTCATAATTTAAAAGATACTGATATGAAACCCGAATATCTTGATGAGTTACCATTAGAAGATATTCACAGAACTGTGTGCAATTCTATGGCTTTAAGATGGTTTAGAGAGAAGTATGATTTACATTGTAATATAGACCCTTGGGGATATTGTATTTTTGATGATAATGGTACAGAAAAAACTGGATTTGAAACTTACGAACAATCACAACTTGAATGTATTGAAGAGTTAATAAAAATTGTAAAATAATGAATTTAAATACAGTTATTCACGATCATATACTGGCTCCTAAATATCTTAAAATCTATCATCTTATTGAATCTCTTGGTAATACAAAAATAGAGAGATTT